AAGGAAAAGCGTGCAGGCTTTACCCTATCCCAACAGGAAGCGGATAAGGCAGCAGGTGAAAAGGCTTCAGAAGAAAGAGCAAAGCAAGCCCAAAAAGAAGCGGAAGCACAGGCAATTTTAGATGAGGCTAAATTGAAAATGCTTGACAAACAAAAGCAGGAAGAGGCAGCCATTGAAAAGGCTTATGCTGAGAAGTTCTTGAAGTTGAAGGAAGCAGGCATTGAAGATGATGGAAGTCTTGAGGAAGCAAAGAATACAGAACTTAAGGCAATTGATGACAAGTACAAAAAGGAGCAAGCCGAAAAGGATGCTGCTTTTGAAAAGCAATTAAATGATATCCGTACTCAGATAAGACTTGAAGGGATTATCGATGAGAATGAGAAAGCCCGTGAGCAGATCCTGATCGAGTATGAAAAGCAAAGAGCAGAGGTACTTGAGAATGAGCAATTGACAGCCGAGCAAAAGACAGCCTTAACCTTGGAACTAGCAACCCAGGAACAGCAAGCCCTTGCAGCACTTCAGTTGACTATTGATCAGCAGAAAGCAGCGGATGATATTGCAGAACTTGAAAGGGAAATGCAACAGGCAGACCTTTCATTTAAGATTCAAAAGGATTTGCTTGATCAGAAGGCGGCATTGATTGAGGCTTCCTATACTCAGGGATTGATCTCTGAAAAGGAATTCACCGAACAGATGAAAGCCAACTCAGATGCAAGATCTGAATTAGATAAGGCAGAGGTAGAAGCAAAGATGCAGAACGCTTCTAAGATTGCAGGTCTACTAGGTGGCCTTTCTGATTTAGTAGGAAAAGAGACGGCAGCAGGTAAGGCTTTTGCAGTTGCTCAGGCTACGATCGACACCTACCTATCAGCACAGAAAGCCTATCAGTCAATGGTAGGTATCCCTGTAGCAGGCCCAGCATTAGCAGCGGTGGCTGCAGGTGTTGCTGTGGCAGGCGGTATAGCGAATGTTAGAAAGATTTTAAGCACCAAAGTACCAGGTGGTGGAGGTGGTGGTGTATCCGCACCTTCAATTTCAGGCACTGCACCTGCTGTGACTTCAGCAGTTCCTACTTTGGGGAATAGCCCTGTGACAGCACTAGGTCAGGTGATGCAGAATCAGCCTCCACTTAGAGCCTATGTAGTAGAAAGCGAAGTGACAGGAACTCAGAAGAGGGTAGCAGACATTGAACGCAGAGCAGGTTTTTAATACTTACAATTATGGAGAAGAAACTACCCTTGTATGAAATGATGATTGGGGATACTATTCAGGATGATGAAGAAGTTGACTTCATTGCCTTAGTAGAATACCCTGCAATTCAGAAGAACTTCCTTGCTTTCAAAGATCAATTTGTAGAGCCAGGAGCAACCGAATCAAAAGAGGAGTTCCTACCTAGATGCATAGAATATGTCATCAATGAAGGTAAGGAATCGGATCAGGCTGTGGCTATTTGCTCAAATATGTGGGAAGGTAGATTTCAAGAAGACTCCTACAATGACTACCCACAAAGTGCAAAGGATAATGCAGAAAGAGGAATCAGATTGAATGAAGAACTAGGCAACAAATGTGCAACTCAGGTAGGAAAGGTCAGAGCAACTCAGATCATGAAAGGAGAACCACTTTCTAGGGAGACCATCCGTAGGACTTATTCCTACCTTAGTAGAGCAGCCGAGTACTACAACCCTGAAGACACAGAAGCCTGTGGCACTATCTCCTACCTTTTGTGGGGTGGTGAGCCTATGCTTAGATGGGCAGAAAGCAAGATGAATCAGGAAGATTTTCGGGCTGTAGGATTTAATCAATTCAGCATCCAAAACCCTGAGCAAAGAATCGTTACAGGGCCGTTAATGATTGCCGATTTGCCGATCTACAGAAGGGATGCTGATGAAGAATACTATGTAACCTTTTCGGCTGCTGAGATCAAGAAGATAGTGCAGAGATTCTTTAAGAAAGGCTACCAAAGCAAGGTAAATGTAGAACACTCTACCCCTGTAGATGGGGTATTCATGTTCGAATCCTACATCATTGATCGGGAGAAAGGCATCATGCCACCAAAGGGATTTGAAGAGGTGTCAAATGGTTCTTGGTTCGGATCATTCAAGGTAGAAAATGAGAAGATTTGGGAGGAAGTAAAAGCAGGTACTTTCAAAGGCTTTTCAGTTGAAGGACTTTTCCGATATGAGAAGACAAACCAGGTGATCACGGAAGAGGAGCAGATCATGAATCAGATTTTCAAAATACTTTCACAAATTGAACATTAAAAACAATTTAATATTTAGAAGTATGAACGCAAAAGAAGCACTAGTAGAAATCAAAAAACTACTTTTCTCAGAAGCAGAAAAGGCAGCAGCCTTTGCAATGACTGAAGGAAAACTAGTAGATGGCACAGTAGTTGCCTATGACCTTGAGACAGGTGAGATCTTTGTAGTAGGAGCAGAAGGTGAAAGCATCCCTGCACCTGTTGGAGAGCATCAACTTGAAACAGGCGAAATCGTAGTAGTCCTTGAAGAAGGTAAAATTGCAGAAGTAAAGAAAGCAGAAGAAGAGCCTAAAATCGAAGTTGAGATTGAGGCTGCTGCTGAAGTACCTGCTGAAGAACCTGTGAAGGATGAAGCAATGGCCAAAGTAGAACAGGCCATGGGTGACCTTGAAAAGAAAGTTGAAGAACTTGCTGCCAAGGTAGAAGAAATGGCAAAGAAAAATGAGGAGATGAAGCAAGCAGTTCAGTTGTCTGCTGTGGTTATCGAATCCCTAGCCAAAGAACCAAGTGACAAAGCAATCTCTGCTCCTAACTCTTTCCACAAGGCAATCAAGGTAGAGAAGGAAGATCGCTTTACAAGTATTCAAAAAGCATTTCAAATTTTAAAACAAAAATAAAATGGCCTTAGATTTATCAGCATTAACTAACTACGTTAAGGAGAATGAATTGCAGTTGACATCTGCTGCTATCTTCTCTGCAAAAACTGCTTCCCTTATCGAAGCAAGAGGAAATGTCCAGGTGGGTATCAAATCCGCTGAGACTATCAACATCATGACTACCGATGCAGTGTTTCAAGCAGGTGGAACTTGCGGTTTCTCTTCTAGCGGAACTACTACTATCACTCAAAGAACACTTACTGTAGGTAAGATCAAGATTCAAGAAAGCATCTGCCCTAAAGCATTCGAGGCGAAATATACTCAGAAGGCTTTGCGTGAAGGTTCTACTTATGACTACATGGCATATGCTACCGAATACACTGCACAGAAAGTACAGAGAATCGGTGCTGCTTTGGAAACTGCTTTGTGGCAGGGAAACACTGCCTCTTCTGATGGTCAGTTGAACAAATTCCAAGGAATCGGTACTATCATCAATGCCCTAGGTTTTGGTGGTGCAGGTGATCCAATCAATGGAAACTCTGCAAACGTCACTACCTTGACTTCTAGCAACGTAATTGCTGCTGTTGATGCAGTATTTGCTGCCCTTCCTGCTGCCCTTTTGGACAAGGATGATGTGGTTATCTTCTGCGGAAACGATACTTTCCGTGAGTATGTAATCGCTTTGCGTGATTCTAACCTATTCCACTACCCTGTAGATGCAGCGAACATGGAACTAGTAGTACCAGGTACTGCTATCAAGTTGATTGGTGTGAATGGTCTTAACGGAACTGACTACCTTTTCGGACTTTCTATGAGCAACCTTTACTTGGGTACTGATATGCTTAATGAGCAGGATCGCTTTGAATTGTTCTATGCTAAGGAAGCAGATGAGATGAGATTTGTAGTAGAATTCAAAATGGGTGTACAGATTGCCTTCCCTGATGAAGTAGTATTCTGGAAGAAGTACGTAGCACCTTAATTTGAATTAAAAAAATCGGGGAAGGTGTTATCCTTCCCCATTCACACCTTAAATAAAGAAATAATATGGCTTGTGCATTAACTCAGAACTATACCCTAGATTGCAAAGATTCAATCGGTGGTATTAAGACGTTGTGGTTTGCAGCCGTAGAAGATATTGCATCTTGGACTGG